CGTCAGCAGGGGCGCGGTTTGCCCTTGCCCTTCTTCTTGCCGGCCATCACGCCTCGGTGAAGCCGACGAGGATCGCGAGCGGGATGGAGAGCGCCGGGATCGCCGTCGCGTCCGTGAACTCGGTGGCCACGTCGATCGCCTTCGCGGTCGCCGAGAGGGTGAGCTCCATGGTGATGTCGTTGGTCGAGATCGCGAGGGTCTTCACGGCGAGGAAGACGTCCGGGTCGGAGGCCTTGCGCGCGGGCTGCCAGAGCGCGAGCGTGCCGGCCACCATCGTGACGGTCTTGCCGTTGCGGCGACCGTTCTGGATGAGCGTGGGGACGGCCACGAGCTTCAGGTTGTCGGCCTGCGCGTAGGTGCCGCTCGGCGAGAAGTAGAGCACCGCGTACTGGAGCGGGTCGTTCTCGTTCGCCTTGAGGATCTGGAAGTTGTCGAGGGACGTGATGCTGACGATCGCCATGTCGGCTCCTCGCGCCGTAGCGCGTCGTGGGTGAACGAAAAGAGCGCCGGGCGCTCAGGGTGATTCAGGCGGCGGGCTCGCCGCCGCCATCGGGTTCGCCGGGCTCCTCGCCGTGCGCCGGCGGGACCTCCGGAGGTAACTGCGCGAGCTTGCGAAGCTCCTTGCGCTCGGCCCTCGTCAGCTTGGCCGTGCCCTCGACCTTCGTCGGAGGGGCCTCGGAGGTCGGAGCCTCGTCGGCGGTCGGCGTCCACACCGGCTCGCCGGTGGGCGAGCAGTCGAGGCACACCATGTTGTGGTCGATGTCGCGGCAGGGCACGATCTGCGTTTTGCACTTGGTGCAGAAGTAGGCGGGCATGGGTCAGGTCCTTGGGGGCGGTGGGGCGGCCTTCTGGGCGCGCGCGGTGGCTTCGTCGGCGGTCGCCTTGGCCTTGGCCTCGAGCTCGTCCGCCTCGGCCTTCACGGCGTCGTGCTCGTCGTCGGCGTTGGCCACGCCGAAGCCCCGGGCGACGTGCTCGGTCGCGGTCTTGCCGGCGACGAGGCCCGCGTCCTTGGCCTGGACGGCGGTGGTGGTCTCGGCCTGCTTCTCGGCGGCGCTCGGGGTGAAGTACGGCCCCCACACGAGCGTCACCTTGGGGAGGCGCCACGAGGTGCCTTCGGTGGTCTCGACCGCGAAGCCCTTGCAGAGCGCGGCGAGCGAGGGACCGCGGCGGAGGTGCATCCCGGTGGCGCCGCGGTCGGCGAGCATCCGGAGGAACATCCCGAGAACGAGCTTGAGGGTCGGCTCCCAGGTGGCGAGCCTCATCCGGTCCGAGAGCGCGATCATGCGCGCGTAGATCATCCGGAGAAGGGAGACGGTCAGCTCACCGCCGGAGAGGATCTCCTTTGGCGAAAGGAGGGTCACCCCCATCATCTCGAGCACGCGCCCCTTGATGTCCTCCACGTGGGATGTCGCGACCTCGAAGGCTTTGCCCGTGGTCTCGAGCATCCCGAGCGAGACGGCCTCGCCCTGGTACGACCAGATTTCGCCCGGGCCGGACCTCCGCGCCTTCTCGGCGACCTTGCCGTGCGGCTGGCGGCCGAATGAGTCGGGGTCGTTGGTGCCCGCGCGGCGCCCGGTCGCGCCTGGGCCGTCCGTGGGCTCGACGCCCGTTTCCCAGGCCTGCGGGGTGCCGAAGTGATGGATGCCGCGGTGCCGCTGCGAGAGGGCGAGGTTCAGGCCGTCGCACTCGTTCAGGAGGCCGTCGTAGAGCGAGCGGCCGTCGAGGTCCGCGTGCGCCTTCGGCATGTTCCGCACCCACACGACGGGGCAGAAGGTGAAGCCGTGCGGCTCGACGCGGTCGACCTTCCAATCGGGGCCGTCGGTGCCCGGGCGGTCCTCGGCGGGCTTGTAGTGCGTGATGTTCGTGGCGTCGTAGTCGCGACGGAACCAGGCGCGCTCGTACTTCGGCGCGCCGTTCTCCACGGTCATCCGCTCGTAGCGGTAGCACCACGTCATCGCCTGGACGGGGCGCTTCGGGTCGTCGCCCGCGAAGGTCGGCCAGCAGTCGCGAGCGTGGGGCAGCTCGAGGGCGAACATGCCGTCTCGGATGGAGCCGATCGCGACGCCCGTGCGGGACGCGACGGCGCGCTGCGCGAGCTCGTAGAACGAACACCGCAGGCCCGACTCCTCTACGATCTCGTCGATCGACTCCTTGAGGAGCGTCGCGGCCTTCTCGTCGAGCGCGAGCTCGCTGACGTCCTCATCGGCCTCGACCTCCTCGACCTTCACCTGCGGCCAGCGCTCGCCGCCGATCATGAAGTCGAGCAGCTCGCCGACAGCCGTGGACGGGAGGCCGTAGGTGATGCACGGGGCGCGCTCCCGGAGGGGCACGACCTCGCCCGAGCCCTTGCGGCCGGTGAAGAAGTCGGGGCGGCCGGCGTACTGG